AGAGTTGCATAAGAAATTGTATCTCCTTCAACTGCAGCATTAGCAGCAACAGCAGCTAAAGCGTCTGTTTGCCATTGGTGTGTAGTGTTTGTTGCTTTATTTTTTGCAACGCCAGACATAAATGGAGTTTCTGTAGGACTTATGTTATAGATAATGTCCGCTAGATCTTCTCTTATTCCGACTGTTTGGTACGTTTGATATGTAGCCATTTTTTTTCTCCGTTAGGTTATTGTTTATAGATAACGCATCAGTAATTCTGTTGCATCTTTTGTGCTTCCAGACTTCCTTAACGTTTTAATCTTATTCAACCTAGATTGACTATCCATATCTTCTTTAGTGCTTTTAACGCCAGACTTAACAAATTTAGATGGTTTAACTTTTTTACTTACTAAATTGGGTTTAGTCGCATTAGCTTTCATTCCATCCATAATCACATCAAAATATCTTGAATCATAAATTCTTGCGACATCCTCATTTGAGAATCCTTTAGAACTTAAATAATTCATAATATTTGACTTTACTGAAGTACCTTTAATTGGATCAGCAAGTTCAGGATGTTTTAAATGAAGTTTTTTTTGTTCTTCTCTTAATATTTCCTGAAACTGAGTTTGCTGATGCTCTCTCAGTTTTTGCTGTGCTTGTTGTATCGTTTGTTTTCGTTTCTGAATCTTACGATCAACTCTAGCAGCTTCAGTTGGATCTTCATCCCAAAGAGCATCAAGCTCCTTAGAATTCATATCATTGTTAATCTCAGCATTTAAAGTCGCAACTAATGAATTCAAATTGTCGATCTTTGTCGAATACTGATTTTTCAAACGATCTTCCGCAGCTTTTAGCTCTCTTTTTTCAATTGCTATTTCTTCGGTTTTTCGTCTGTAGTCGGCATCTTTTTGATAACCTGCTTTTAATTCGTCAAGGTCAACATTAATCTTTTCACCATTTATAATAACCTGGTGTAGATCAGTTTCTTGTTCTTCAATTGCATTTTCATCTTCTGATGCTTGTTCTTCATCAGAAACTTCCAAAATTTCTTCTGGTTGAGTTTCAGGTTGTTGTTCAATTTCAGATTCTGCTTTTACAGTTTCTTTTGGTTCAACTGGTGTTGCTTCTACTTCAGTTTTTTTGATAACTCCTTTAGAGTCCATTAAACCTTCAATAGATTTTGCAGCACCTTGTACTGAAGCATTGTTCAGTAGTGGGTTTCCGTCAGACATTTAGTCCTCCTATGTTAAGCTGTCTTGCGACTTGGCTTATTCTAACCATTGTGGTTAAAATTTTGTGTTATTCTGTTGTTTCCTAAAATCCTCAAGCTGTCTAGCTGCAAGTTTTCCAGTTTCAATAATTGTATGTAAGTGTTGTTCCACTTTACCTACAACATTATAAGCAATCCAAAGTTTTTCTCTGGTATCACTTTCTTTAGCACCTGTTTTTTCAAGAAGTGCTTCAGAATAAATTTTTTTAAGAGCTTCTATACTCTCTTGAAAAAGTTTACTCTCTAATATTTGTTTGGCTTCGTTGGATCGGTTGATTTCCACCGCCCTGTCTGCCTGGTCTTTGATTTGCATTTAATCCTTGTACTTGTTTTTGAAACATATTAGCCGATTTTGTTGCTTGGTCAAGAATTTTACCTTCTTCGGCAATCATAATTTTGTCTAAATCAGCATCTGCTTTAATTTTTGCTGTATCAATCTGTGTATTATATTTTAAAGCCATTTCTTTTACTTTTGCTTCAAAATCTAAAGTCATAGCTTGAGTTTTTTGCTCTAATTCTTTGTATTGTAATTCAATATCAGCAATTTTTCTCTTATTCTCAGCATCAATTCTAGTGAATTCTATTTTCTCAATAGGAGTTGGTGCAGGAGGTTGAGGTGGTGGCATCATTTGTTTACCAATATCAGGATCAACAAAATAACTTTCTACATTTTTAAGTCCTGCGTTTTCAACAACTTTGCTTAAAGTATTATAGATATTCTTTAATGTTACCATTGGCATTTCTTTTCCGCCTTGTAATTGGAAAGCTTGTATTTGTCTTTCAAGAATACTGTTTAAAATAATAGTTTGTTGTTCTTTAGAACCAGTTCCAAGTCCTACAACTACAGAAATATTAAATTTATCTTTCCATTCGGTAGGTCTAACAGGAACATATGTATTACTAAGCATAATAATTTTTTCTTTTTCTTGATACTTAACCATTAGTTCAAATATTTTTTTAAATAAATTTTTCACTCCAGTTTCAGCAAATACTTTTGCAATTAATTCTGATCTCATTTGTGTTTGCGTCATTAACGCATTTACACCAGTTGCAGTTTTTGCATTTAATGTATCAGGACTTAATCCTTGAGCTTCTTTTGAAACACCAGTTCTTGCTTCTCTAACTGCATCTAAATAATTTAATAAAGGAAACGCTTGTTGTGAAATTGGTTGTGCTTGAAGTGGTTGCATAACTTGATTTGGTGGTTGTTTAGTTCTTACCACTCCACCAGGTCTAGTTGTTAAAAGATCATCCATGTTCACCATTCCATCCATGATCGCAACTCTATTGTTATTTGTTAAATACATATTGTCTAACAACTGACGCATCACAGTAGATTTAGTTAATTGAACATCTTCTACTAATTCTGAAATTGATCTTCCATAAAATCTGTGTGGCATTGGAATAGGAGTAACCGTTACAAACGGAACACTATCGCAAGGCATATTTTCTAAAACATTAGAACCATCATCTCCTGCTGAAACAATTTTTCTAAGCTCTGCAATACCATCACCATCATAATCATATTTAACATATGACTCATAGATTAAAACTTTTTCCGTAGATTCATCCGTTGCATTATCAACTGGATATTCATCTATATCTCTTTGTCTTGTAATTTCTTCGTTGTTGTAAATATCTAATTCTGACTTAGGTAAATTTTTAACTTCATCTTCTGGATAACCCATAGAGATTAAATCTGATCTTGTAAGTAAAACTTTGTGTGCAACAAAATCTGCTTCTTCGATTGTTTTTGCATTTCTGTCAATTAAAAATTCTTCAGGTGGAACGCTTTCAATTTTTATTCTACCTGTTTTTTTAATTCTTTTAATTCTACAATTGTATAAAGAAAAATTAGGAACTTGAACTTGAGATATGTCTACTCCTTGAGCTTCATATAATTCTAAAGTTTTTTCAAATTCTTCTCTGGCAGACTCATCTTCAAATTCTTCTTCTTCAACAAATTTAATTTCATCTTTAGTATCTTCTAAAGCTTCTTTCTCAACAGCTGATAAATTTTCATAAGTTTCATGTTCAACTGTTTCTGAATCATCCCAATAAATTTTTAAGAAACCATTTTTTTCAATTAGAGCATCTTTAAAAAAATTATATAATAATTGGAAACCATTATTCTCTTTGTAAAAAACATGATTTAAATAAGCTGTCGCTTGTTCTGCAAGTGGAACATCTTCTGCTGTAACAGGTTCGCAACGAACTACTTTATCACTTGCCGTAAATACTCTTAAAAGGTTTGGCAATAAACTTTCAATTGTATCTGATACATCTGTACTAACGACTTGTGATCTTCCATCTATTTCTGTTCCAAGTTTTTCACCTAAATAATATTCTAAAGATTTTCTTCTGGACTCTGAAAGCTGTCCTCCTAAAAAACCTAAAGCATTTTCAATTTGATTAGATAGTAAACTTTTTAATTTGAAATCTGATAATTCTTTATTTTTTTTTGCCATATTAAACTATATAATTTGTATCAACTCTTATTGGCTTATTCCAATCCGATCTTTCTATGGGTTCTGTAACAGCTCCATATCTTACCGAATCGCAAAAGTGTGATGCCCAATTGTGGAGAGGTTTATTTCTAAAACAATTATTTTTTTCATCCCAACGTTTACAATATGATTTTAACGCTTCTACTAGCTTATTGCAATTGTTTTTATGAAAGTAGCATTTCGGCAACATTCGTCTTACTTGCTCAATACCATCTTCTACACTAAGTTTGGGTGCTATGTCAAATTCTAAACCTAGTTCTTTAGCGGTTTCCCACCTTGATTTATTTGTTCCAATCTCCCTAACTCTTATATCATGGGGTGCTATGTGCTTTGAATACTTGTAAGGTTTGCTATCTATAACATTAATATAATGCTCTAATCCCTCACCTGAGTTTTCGTAGCAATCAATAATTCTAATTTCGCCACTTGGTCTTCTTTGAGCAAAGGTAATAACGGTACTATCATTCATTCCTAAATCCCACCAGGTTTCGACTTCTAAATTGTCATCTATATCAAAGTTAGTAACCTTGCCTGACTTCTCTAAATCTTCTACTACACTTCCAAAATAAGAACCACTTATTCCAGCTTGAAATGAACATTCAAATTCTTGAGCATAACTTTCTGGCGACATGGTTTGTTTCGCTGCATCTAATTCTTCTTGAGCTATAATATTTGTTTCTGAAGCTTTGAAAACGGATGTGAACCAATCTTTATTTGTTTTAGCTTTTTCATGGAGTTCGTAGAACCAATTTCTACCCATTGGTGTGCCGATAAATATTGCGAAACCTTTCCTGTCGGAGAGGCATGGTCTTAAAACAGTATCAAAGAGGTCTGGCGAAAGATTCTGAGTTTCATCACAAACTATACCATCAAAGTATTGACCTCTAATAGCTGCACTATTCTCACCGCCTAAAATTTGTATTCTGGAATTGTTTATAGGAAAGTCAACTCTAAGTTCAGACTCATTAAATTTAACACCTGGAATTGTGGCAGAAAATTGTTTCATATAATCCCATGCTGTACTCTTTCCCTGCAAACGGTAAGGAGAGATAAAAGCATATCTAGGATAGGGTTTACTGCTTGTCAGAGCCGCTCTAATGAGGTGGTTGATGGCAAAGACAGTCTTACCCCCTCTCCTGTGAACGATCACTACATTAAATCGGTTCTTATCACATTTTTCATGCAAAAAATTTTGGATTTGTCTTGGCGAATAAGGAATTACAATTTGTTTCATATTATATCAAAACCCCCCTCTTTAGTTTCAATGAATGGTTGTATCAGCATCTGGATAGTCGTCTGGCAAGACGAATTGAGTTTTAAGAAATTCGGAGAAGTCTTCAGCTTCTTCGCTGCTTTGAAAACCTTGAAAGTGAGTTATCACAACTGGTTTATTTGTCGTCTTATCTTTCATAATGAAGATTATTGTTTTTAGAAATTTATCATCCATTTGTATATGCCTTGTATCAATATTATTTCAACAGGTAACCAAAAAAATGGGTATACCCCAAAACAAAACCCCCCAGTTTACAAACCAAGAACCAAAAACCAAGCAATTATTACTAACGATAAGAAATGTTATCACTAGTAATTATTTCCGATAATTAATTGTTATCGGAAATGTTGCTGTTTTGTTCTTATTTTGTGATAATTTTGCAACATCTCACATATAACAACTGCTTTTTATGTGTGCAAGTTTCACCAAATAACTAATAAAACCAATGTTTTTAAATACTTTCTTAATCATTTATAATCTTATTTACTCCAAGAAATAGACAATGGTTG